TTCGCGGTGCTATCGGCGCGGACTATGGCGTTGTCTGTTGAGGTGCTGCCAGACAAACCCGCCGCGACAGTTTGCCATGACCCATCCCCGCGCAAAAAGTTACTGGCCGAAGGTGTGCCCGATCCCATTCGCGCAGGGGCAAGCGTCCCGCTGGAAATGTTGCTGGCGTTGGTCGTGTCCGTGGTGGCCGAGGCGGCGAGGCCGAGAGTCGTGCGCTGTGCCGCTGCGTCTGCGTCATCGAGCAGAGCCTTGCCTGCTGTCGTGATGTCGCCGCCGAGCTTGGATGTTCCGACTGCGCCCGAATCAATCGTCCATGTCGCGCCCGACGCGCTGACGGTGATGTCGCCTTTGTCGCCATCGGTGACGCCTGCGCCCGTAGCCGACAACTGCCCCGCCGACAGCGAAAGGCCCGAGCCGATTTGGATCTCCTCGATGGAACCTGTGCTGCTGCTTGTCCTTCCGAGGATGCGGGCGGTGGCTTGGGTGAGGCCCGATGATGTGATGGAGCCAGAGGCGGCTGCGCCTGTAACGTCTGCGAGAACGTGGGTGTGATTGCCTGCGGCGACTTGTGTGCTGCCCGTGCCGACTGGGAGGTTGCCCACGGGCAAAATGCCATCAACGGCTTCTGGGTCTTGTAAATTCTGTTTGTGAATCGGGACAATATCTAATCTCCATCCGTCTGCTGCCCCAGTTTCATTTACAAAACGGTAACGGCGAAACGCATACTCACCAAGCGACCCGACTTCTGTTATGTCATTCTTAATTGTGACAATGCTGGATTGGGAAATAAATCCTATTCGCAAGGCCACAATATCGCCAACTTGGTTGCCAGTGGTCGGAAGCGTAAGGTTGTATGGAGTGCCACTAAAAGCAGAGACATCGTAAATCTTGGCCCGAGCGGCGGTCAGCGTGGTGTTGCCCGTGAGCGTCAAGTTTTCGTAAGCAAAAATGCCCTGCGCCCCAATATCACTGGGAGCCAAAAAATCCGTTCCGTTAATCGCATGGGAGGCTTTGTGCGCGAGAGTGCTGCTTGGCGTCCTCGCGTCACTCAACCGCGCATCGTCGCCAGCGCAAAAGCTCCCTGCCACGTTAGAAAATGAACCCGCCTCGATGACGCCGTTGGTGCCTGTTTTGAGCGGGAGGTTGGCGGTGGTGCCGATCTTGCCGTCGTTGGTTAGGTTGCCGTGGGTGTGGGCGGCTGGGGCGGTTGTGGTCAGCGCAAGAGTTCCACTGGCATTGGGCAACTGGTAGTTGCGGCTGGCTGAAAGAATATCCGAGCCAGCCGTAAGCGATGCCACATTGGAGTTGTTGTCCTCGATTTGAATCTGTCCGGTAGCTTTTATGGCAGGCGCAACCAACTCACCAGTTGCGAGCACAACGTCGAACGTGACATTGCTTGTCGTGTTAAGGTCTTGGTCTGGCAGCGCAACATTGCGATTCGGAACTGTGATCGTGCGTGTGGTGCCGGTGGCTACTGCCGAAACATCGAATTTGACGTTTTTTGTGGAATCCGTGTCGTTGTAAATGACGAGGTTCGCATCGTTGAACACGTCAGGAAACTCGCCGGCATACTGCCAGTCGGTGGCGCGCGTGCCGCTGGTGGCAACACGAATGTAGATACCGGCGGGCTTGCGACTAAGCAGCCATGCGCCTTCTGCTTCGCGGACGAGATAGGCAGCGTCTACGGCCGGTGGCGTTGTAGTCGGCAGCGCGCTGAAGTTTTGGACTTCGCCTTCCAGATACGACGAGCCGCCGCCGCCTCCACCAGAGCCGGTGAAGTCGAAGTTGCCTGTCAGCGGGTTGAACTTAATGGCCATTAGCTGCGGGTCACTGTGGCGATCTTTGCGTCATCGCTGGACGGCGTGCCGCCGACATAGGTGAAGGTGAGCGTGGCGACTGTCTGGCTGCCCTCCTTGAAGACCACCGTGGAGAGATTGTTCGTCGTGGAGACGTAATTCAGTTCCACCGCGTTATGCTGCGGAATATTTAGACCGGCGATGTTTCTGACTGAGACGTTGGGGTGCATTGGTTAGGCGGCGGGTTGGGCGGTCATGCCGAGTTGCTGGTCTTGCTGGAGCTTTTGCAGCGCGGGCTGGGCGCCGGTGCGGCCGATGACGGCGTTTTGCTGCTGTTGCAACTGGAACTGGAAGGCTTGTGCGCGGGCGTCGATCATCTTTCTGAAGATCTCGTCCTGCTGGTAGCGCTGCTGGACGGCGGGGTTGGACTGGATGATTTGCTGCAAGGTTTGCAGCCTTACCTGCGCGTTTTGTCCGCCCTCTTTGAGCGGGGGTTCTGTGCCTGCGGCGATTTTTGCGAAGGCGGTTTGTTCGTCTTCTTGCTCGGCCGCGGTGGCGGCGCCGATGTCTTGCACCAAGAGGCCGGCGAGATTCGGGTCTACGGCTTGGAACATGTATTTCACAAGGCCAGCCCGGTCGATGACGCCAAAGCTGTCGAGCGGGACGAGCACCTTGGCGAGGTAGTCGAGCTTTGCGCCGAGGGCTTCGTTGTCGAGGAGGCGCGCGTCAAACTCAGCGGTAATGTCGAAGCGGCCCCGGATGTCTTGGGGCGATGCGTTGAATGCCAACTGGGCATTGCCGGTGATGCGCGCGACCTCCTCGGGAGTCATATACTGCTGCGCCAGCGCCATGGTCTGCGCGATGCAGAGCTTCATGTCGATCAACCAAGAGTCGATTAGCTCCTGCGTGTGGAGCATGTAGCGCTGCTGCGGGACGGCATCGCTGATGCGCCCAAAGTAATTGTCCACGTCCGCACGGGTGGCGGCTTCCACCTCGATGCTGCCCATGTCGGGGCGAGGGGGATTCATCCACTCGATCTCGCCAGGGCGCCTCTCGGGGATTTGCATGCCGGGGCCGAGGACGAGATCAAACTTGCCACGGTTGGCCGGCACCTTGACGGGCGGAAGGATGCTGATGCTGGCGCGGTCGGAGCGGAAGTCGCGCTGGATCTTGATTTCCTCCTGCGCAGTCTGCACCAACTCAGGGATGCCACGGCTCTCCAGCAGAGGGCGGGTGGCGCGCTCGCGGGGGAGTTCGATGAAGGGATATTGTCCGTGGGCGTAGGGCAGCAGCTCATGCACGGCGACCTTGTCGGTGACATGGTAGCTAACCACGGAGCGTGTAACGCGGATGGCGTTGGTCTTGGGGTCGTTCTCCTTGCGGTAGACATGCCATATTTCGCACATGTCGCGCAGTTGCTCGTAGAGGAACTGATCGGTGCGGTGGATGTTGAGAGAGATGCGTTTGAGCTGGCCCTTGTGCTGCGAGGCGGCCTCGATCCATTCCTCGTCCCAGCCCTCGACTGCGCCGCGCTCGCGCAACTCCACCTCGGTGAGCAATTCTCTGCGGGCAACGAACGCGGCGCGCTGAAGGCTGAAGGTCTGAATGGGGAAGATGACATCCTCCCATGCTTCAAGCGCGGTCCACACCGGCTTGCTCTCAAAGACATAAGGCTCCTCCCACTGGACAAGGCCCTTGTCGCGGAACTCGCGGACTTTGGAAACTTTGCCCAACTCTGGGATGATCTGACCCAAGAGTTCGGCGGCGGTCTCCTCTTGCAGTGGGTCCATGACCACTTCCAGAAGGGCGGCGAGGTTAGGGTCTTGCGACTGCTCCAACATCATCTGCGCGTCTTCGATGCTGAAAGACTTGATCTCGGTGCGGGTGTTTTGCACCCAGTCCACGGCCATGACAGCCAGCCCGTAGGTCTCGCGGAATTGGGCGGCGAGTTTTACTTCCCTGCGAAGGTCATCCAGACAGTGCTGGAACATAAGCCACTTCATCACGGCTTCGGCGGCGGCGCGTTTGTCCGCGTCCATGGACTCCACCGGCTGGACTTGCACGCGCGACTTGAAGAAGGCGTTGCAGAGGAGGGCCGTGTTGTCCGAAATGATATTGTCAGCCAAGCGCACCCTTACGTCAGATGCTCCGCTCCATGGCCACGGCTGCTTGCCTTGGGCGCCAGACCATTTGCGTCCGTCCTCGCTTTGCCCCGGCCAGATGCAGAACCGCGTATTCCAGTTGCGCAGTTTACGCTGAACATATTGGCTGCCATCGGCGTCCGCTTGGTCGATCTCATAGAGCATCGCCGTGATGTCCTCTGGCTTGGGTGCTTTAATCATTAGATGAGGACAGTGGTTTTGCGGGGGGTGTAGGGCACAACGGTCTCGGGGTTCTTTTTCTTGAACCACGCGCGGAAGGCTTTGTCCTTCCAACATCCCGGCTCCGCAGCTTCCCAAGACCAATAGGCGTCAGCGTCTATGCTCATGTCCTTCTGGCCGATGCCTTCGATGGCGCATTGCTCTATGCGCGCACTGGCTTCGGCGATCTGGCGTTGGCGGGTGGCGGCGAGAACAGCATCGGCGTTCCAACCGGCAATCAGCTCTTGCTTGACCGCGTCGGCCATCTCATCCCCGAGATCGAGGACGAGTTCTGACCATAGATTGTCTGACATCCTAACTGCTGCCGTCCGCCTTGCAGCGGACGACAGAGTGTTAAGACGCTTACAGTGCGTTGACGTTGGCGATGTGGAGGAAAACCTCCAACTCGCCGGTGTTGTGAGCCGCAAGGCTGTCGCCGGTAGTGCAAGCGAAGGCCGCTTGGATATACTTGGGCGAGGCTGCCGTGCCGGCCACGAACACAAACGGAGTCGCGGCGGGGTTGACCTTGTAGAACACTTCGGTTCCGCTAGGATTCAACTCCTGAGACGTGATGAACGCATCGTCGTCGGCGGTCGTGTCGTCGTGACCGATCTTTACCGTGGTGGTGATGGTGTCAACGTCCGAGCTGTCAAACACGGATGTCATGTTTGTCGCTGCGGCTTTGACAACCGTGCCGGCGGTGACGGGGATCAGATTGATCGTCTGAGCATCATCGGCGTCGGTGAGGTCGTTGTGGTCAATGATGACCTTGTGGGTGTAGCCGAAGGCGGCTTTGGTTTCTGCGGGCAGTTCGTAGACTTTCATAGTTTTCGATTATTCCTTAGTTAAGGTTGCTACTAGGAAGTCGCGGCGAACTCGCCGAGGCCCTTCGGGTTCCAGCACACCAACGCGGCAATCGCATCAACGAGGCCACGCGGTCCACCGCCCTGGTCTTCCAGCTCTTGGAAGCGGGGGCGACGGCCATACCGGGATTCCAGCATGTCCATGTTGAGGAGGTAGCCACGGGCCGACTGAACGGCAGCGGCGGCGTCCTTCGCATTGAACAAGGTCGGCACCAAATTAATTGTGCCGAAGTCGCCGATGTAGGTGTCCACCGTGCTGATGACCGTGCGGTCATTGAGCGAGGCGGTGTATTGACGGGTGCTAAGAGCGGTGTTGCTGCCGCTGGAGTAGCGGGTGAACTCGCTGAAGCGCTTCTTGAGGTTCGGGCCAGTGACCAGATCCATCGTGTCGATGGTGCCGGTCTGTTCGTAGACGCTCTGAAGAACGGCGGCGACATCGCTCTCGGTGAGGGAGGAGGTAGCAGTCGTGTTGATCGAAGCGGACGGCGTGCGGAACGACGCGGGGACGGGCAAGTCGGTCTGAGCCGAGTTGGAAATCCACGAACCGAGGCCGCGAGTTTTATACGGGTTGGTGCCGCTCTGCTCTTGCGAATCGTTGCTGGAGCAGAAGGCGCTTTCCATGTCGCGCTTCAGTTCGATGAGGGCGCGGGAAACGCCGCGAGCCATTTCCTTCTTCTTGCCAACGCCAGCGACGTTATCGACGTTCTGGGCAAAGTCATCGACTTTGATGGAACGGCGGAACTTCTGGGCGCGGCCGGAAAGGAGGACGCGGTTTTTGGCGGGATCGTCAAACGTGGTGACATCCGCATTGGTGAGGACGCCGTCGAACGACGGGTCGTTGTAGCTGTCGGCCTGCCATGAAAAGACAGAACCATTGGTGAGATCCGAGCCGGCTTTGATGCGGGAGGTGACGGGCGTGTTTTTCTGGTCGATGACCGAGATCACGTCAGCCAAGTCTTCGCGCAGTCCGGTGGCCGGATGAACAAGTCCTTGAGACATATTGTGTGAGTTTTCTAAGTGTTGGGGTTTATCCGATCAGTTCTCCCACCAAGTCCTCGATGTCCGACATGGACCCGCTTGATTTGAAGAACCGATTTTTCGCAGCCGTAGAGCTGCCTTTTGTGGCAGAGCGGGGCGCGCTAACGGGCTGGACGGGTGTGACGGTTTTCTCTTTCTTCGCGGACACAGATTTCTTGGCCTTGTCTTTGGCAGCTTCGGTCTGCTGCTTGGCCATGAGGGCTTGCTCTCCGTAGAGGGCGAGGCCGATCCAGTATTCATGCTGGGGGATTTTGAGGAGATCGGGGGCCTGCTTGATCGTGGCCTTGTAGGCTTGGTTGAGCGCGCTGCCCTCCTTGAAGATATCGGGGAACATGCTTTTGGCGGCTTGCACCGCCGGCTCACGCTGGGCCAACCACTGCTTACGGGCTGGGACGTGGATGGTCAGGATGTCATCCGCTTTGACCAAGTAGTCCTTCACCTCGCTGCCCTCGATGAACTTCTCAGTTCCATCGGGCTGCTTGATCGTGGCGCCGTCCGTATTCTGAAGCGCCCATCGGCGAACCGCTTGGGCATTCTGGATGCGCTGTTGAAGGGCCTCGTCACTGTCCACATCGGCCAACGGGTTGTCGGCCGTGGGGGTGAGAACGGGGCGGGAGGTCTGGTTAAGCTGGGCTTCTAGGTCCGCCTTGGCGGTGCGTAGTTGGTCCAGTTCGGCACTGGCGGCTTGGGCCTTTTCTTCGGCCTCGCGCTGCTTGGCGACGAGCTTGTCAATCCTGCGTTGAACCTTGTCCTTCGTAACCTCCTCGCCAGCAGGTTCTTCTGTGGCGTCGTCCTCGCTATCCTCGGGTTCTTCGGCAGAATCGGCTTCGGTCGCCGGCTCCTCCTCTACACTTTCAGCGGAATCTTCAGATTTCTCCTCTGGCTCCTCTTCTGTGTCTGCGTTGTCAGAGATCGTCTCTTTGTCGGCGGACTCGTCTTTGGGTTCCTCGGGCTGGCGCTTAACGCCCAGCTCGGCTATTGCCATCGAAACTACATCGTCCACCGCCGCCGCTGTCGCGGCCTCATTGTCTGTCGCCATAGGATAAAACCCCTAAGAGGTGCGCCAAACGTCTGGGGGGAACCGGGACGTTAGAACCGGAGTGAAGCGCAATGCGCCTCTCTATTACTACAAATAGCACACAACCGCACACATGTCAATACACGAATGTCTCGTTGTGCGATACGATTGCGCGGAAAGATGCGAAAAGAATCTTTGCAGAGAGACACATATAATGCGTCAAAGCGTAAACACTTCTGCATAAAACATGACGCTTTGTGACACAAAATGTGGGGTGTTTTTGTGTCAGCTTCACGCTACAAGAAATACTTGTGAGTTCCCGAGCGGGTATAAATGCTGGTAAAGTGGCCGGATTATACCCGAAAGGGTGCGAGCGGGAACGCTTCGATATTGTCGAAGAGTTGACCGGCGCATACTTTTTGCTGAGTTGTTATTCTTATTTGCCCTTTAGTCGCAAAAACTATTGCGCAAAAAGTATGCGCTGGACGCCTACTGGATCTTCGCCGCTTCGGCCCTGGTGGCTTCCAAGTAATCCCACAATTCCACCAGCGCATTGAGCTGGCCGTTGGCGTGGGCGAGGAGGCCGGGGTCTTTGGCGGTGGCCATGTTGCTGGCCAAGGCTACACCGTCTGCGATGCGGTCTTGCAGGGCGACCATGACGGCTTGCCAGCAGGGCGGGGCTTGGTCGCGGGTGAAGGCGAGGGCGCCTTTGAAGTCGAACTCTTCGTCTTCGGCAACGGGGTAGCGGTCGAGGGGGATGGTTTTGGTTTTGGTGAACATAGTCATATTCGGTATTTGTGAATGGCAAATGCAGTCGTTTGTATGTATTAACTCGTCATTAGTGACGCTTTAGTTTTTGGGCTACTCTGTTGGTGAAAAATAAGTCGTCACGAAAGATGCTTTATATCCAGAAGGGATACATGACCTTGTTGGCCTCGATGACGTGCGGGCCGCACTCGCGGCAGATGGGGCCAAGCTGTTCGTCAACTCCGTGGACATCTTCGATACGAAGCTGCTTGCTACACACACCGCAGCGTGGAGGCTCCTTGCTGCGGCCGCGCCATGGGCGGGTTCGCGGGGGTGGGGGAACTGTGCCGCTCGGAGCCATTAGTAACTCCCTCCTCCGCGCGGGCGCAGGATGTCGCCTTCGACGTTATTGCAGCCGGAAAGCACAAGCATGCGGACGAGGTCAGGGAAGTCCTTGCTGCTGCCTTTGTTTCCGTCAGCGCCTGTCCATTCCTTCATGCACCAGATTAAGTTCTGGCAATTCTCGCTAATATAGAGTTTCGGCTGGTTCAGTGCGTCGAGCGGCTTCTGCGTGTTGTAGTGCAGCCAGTCATTGATAAGCCCAACACCTTCATCAATCGTGTCGCCGGGGGCGGCAGAGAAGTCCATGCCGAGGTCGCTCATCTCTTCGATTAGCGTGGTCGGCCGCTCCTTGGCCAAGGTCTGTGCGTTGCCGTAGCGCGAATCCATCCATCTCTCAAAGATGCGCTCGCCGTTCTCGACGTTGCGGATTTCTTCGATGTATCGCTCCAGCCCGAAACCAAAGTCTTTCTGCGCGGGGCCTTGGCGCCCGTCCGCCTTCTTGCCATCCGGCTCGGCCCACATGCCGGGATAGCCGACGCCTTCGACATACTCGTTCGGGCAGGGCCACTCCCGATAGATGAAGCAGCGGTTGGCACTATCAAACAGCGCCCAGATCATCGCCCAGTTGCGCGCGGAGCAGGGGTCTATGAATTGGTAGCGGGTGCCCTCCTTAGGAATCCATTCGTGCTTTATGACGTGAACCTTGTCGTTGAATAGCGGGAAGCGGTTGTTGATGGATCGGGTCGGGACGCCATACGCACGGCAGAGGATCTTCTCGCGCGTCTCGTTGCGCAGCTCCTGCTGCATGCGCTCCCATCCGGCCCACGGATTGTTCTTGGTCTGGAAGTAAATGATCGGCCGGCCCTTGCGTCCTGTCTGGACGATGGGCACCTTCTCGTAGCCGACGATGACCTTCTCGCCTTTGTTGTCTTCAAACTTGGGCAACAGCTCCGCATCGCACTCCTCCACGTTGCGGGCGCCGGTGAGGTAGTCTTTTACCGTGGGTGAGTAGCCCTCGATGGGGGTGAACGTGACGATGAGCACGCCGTTCCTGTCGAGCAGACGGAAGCGCAAGGTCTCCAAGAAATCCAACGGCACCAACTCGTCGCACCATGCTATGTCAATCTCGCCGCCTTCGATGGTGCTGATGTCCTGTGCGTAGTTGCGGAAGATGCACTGGCTGCCATTGGGGGCGACGAACTTGTTTTCGGTAAAGCCACCTTTGACCGAGTAAGTGATATTCGTGACCGTGCCCTTGCGCGCCTGCCGCCAGTCGGCCGGCAGATATTTGAAGACGCGGGGCTGTTGCATCTCGATGCTGTTGGGCGCGGTCGTTTGGAAGCACCAGGCGACGGATTGCTTCTTGTGGTAAAGCCGGTGGATCACTTCGCGCGCGGCCCATTCGGTTTTGCCGGACCTGTTGCCGCCCATGACAAGGATCTCGCGGTTGTCCTCCAGTAACTGGCTGGCCTTGCTCCAGATCGGCGGGCGGTAGCCGTATCTATAAGGATCTACCTTTTCCTTTAAGATTAGTTCTTCGCGTTTGAGCAGCAGATCCCAGCCCTTCTCTGGCCCTATGGCCAAGAGCACGTCCTTGGGCGGGAGCTTCATCACCGGATGCGGGGTCGGTGTGAAGCGGGAGCGGGGAGTGGATTTCTTGTCGCTCATGCCCTTTTCTTCGCGTAGTCGCGGATGCCTTTAATAAAATCCAACGACGGCTCTTGGACGATGCTGTTAAGCCAATCGTCGCAAGCAGACGCGACTTCTTCCCATGCCTCTTTAAGTTCCTGCCGCGCCTTGTTGCGCTCGGCCTCCAGCTTTCGGGCAAAATCAATGTGGACCGCCGGCTCACCGTGCCATAGCGGGTGTTTGTCTGTTAGTGGCGTGTCGCTCATCGTAAAGAAGTGGTGGCAGCACCCCCCAGTGCCGCCACCGCGCATTGGGTTTCCGGACGATTGGCGCAACCCTGACCGGAGAACAAGTAACCCCGGCCCTTTGTTGTTGATCGTCTTTTCATCCTTTGCGCAAAGTCATGCCGCCAATTCCGATTGCTTGGCCGCGTAGCTGTCGCCATAGCCGAAGTTCTTCAAGCGCTCGGGGCGCAGCAACTCGGGCGCCGGCATCATCCCGGCATGGCGATAGTTCGGGAACGTGCCGACCATGAGCGAATACATCTGCACGTCGCATTTCTTCCAGCGGACGGCAAGCAGGTGGCCGTTGGGGTAGGGCGTGGCCTTTACGTCAACGGTGGTGCCATCGGGCAAATAGGCGTCGGCCGCCGGACGCTCGGCAATCTGCGTGTCGGGGTAGATGTTGTGAATTTTGCAAAATGCAATCTCCGCGCCGATGCCTTCCAAGTCCGTTTGCTCGTCGCTTTGCGGGCCGATGCGCGAGTTCTTGGTCCCTTCGCTGCGGTTGGACGCATGGCGACTGGCTGCCAAATAGCGGGCCAGCTTTTGCTCTGCGTCGTTGAGGGTGATCGTCATGTGTGCGGTTGTGTGCTGTTTAGGCGGCAATAAGGTCGGCTTGCGCGGGGGCGCCCCACTGCTTGGCCATCGCTTGGGCGACTCCGGCAAATGTCCGGCTTCTCTCGCGCTTGCACTCGGGCGTGCTCCAGCCAAAGCCACACCCCTTATGGACGCGGTTGTCTCGCCCCGGAACAATCTCGGTTGGCTGGAGCGGCGGAAGACCCTTGAGCCAAAGGCAGGTCGCCTTGGTTTCTCCGTGGCCGAACTCCCAAGGCTGAATCGTTTGATCCGGCTTGCGCCAAAGCGTGGACATGATGCACACCGGGTTCTCGATGGCGATGCGCGGGATGTCCGCCTTGGCAAGCCGCATGAAGAACGAGACTGCCGATTGCTGCCGGCCGTCTAAGCGTTTGTCGGCAAAGTGTCGCGCCCCGCTGACAGACAGGTGCGTGCATGGCGGGTGCGCAATCATCAAGTCCCACGGATAGTCGAGCACATCGCGCACGTCCCCCTGGTAGTGCGGCCCCGGCGCTTCGGTCGGCAGCAAGTCGCAGCTCATGGCGTCATCCCCCCCCCCAATAAACGCATCGCGGACAACGCCGCTAAATTCACACGCGATCAGAACTTTCATCTTCTTGAATGTCCAAAGTCGGATTCGGCGCAAAAGCCAGTTGGTCGATGCGGGCGGTGAGCGGGCGGCCGTTGTCCTCGCGGATGACGGTGATGTAGTCGTTCTCGCCGCCGCCGTTCTTGCAATAGACGTAGGTGCGGCAAGGGCAGGGGATGCCGTCAACGTAGACGCGGTCGCGGTCTGGGCAGAAGGCGATCATGTTAGAAAATAGTCGCGGCCACTGGCATTTCAGTGCCCCGACGCACATTGGAGCCAGTGATGGTTAGCATTCCGCGCCCTATGCTGCTGCCGGACTTGTTGCCCATGGCAACTTCAAGCCATAATCCGGCACTTGGATCACGCAACCGTGACGCCTTCCACGGCAACGGGCGTTCGTGATGCCTTACGCTAATGGACGCGCAGCAAGGTTTGTTTTGCCGGGAACGGTGAGCGCTCACCTTTTCAGCGCACGGGGGTCCAAACTTGCGGCCACCATACGGTAACCTCCCGAGTTCGATGGGGCGGCGACCGAGGATTCCCAGTCCATACCGCCCATCCGGCCTACTGCGCTGCCCGACAAAATTGAGGATGGGCTGGGCGAACCACATCTGGCTGCGTTGGCAGCACCCATCCAAAGTATGGGCAGCAGGTCCCGCTTTTGTTGCGCTTACGGGGCTGGCGGTTATGTGACTAGCGGGGCGAATGCCTCCTGCCGGCGCAATACCTTTGACTGCTGCTTGTAAATTCATTTGCTCTTGCGCTTGCTGAACTCGGCGCACATTGCTTGCGTCTTCTTTTTGACCTCCTTGGCGTAAAGTTGCTGTTTCTTCATCTCAAGCATGGCAATGGATTTAGTAAGTTCTTCAATTTCGGGTGTCGTGATTTTGTATTTGTCCATAAAAGTCATGGCTGCACGGTGATGTGCCATAAACCGATCTGCGCCACGGCGTAGCCGAGCCAGACAAGACCGTTCCAGAAGTTGTGCTGGATCAGCGCTTGGTCTATGGCGACGGCGAAATACATGAAGCCGACGACGGCTATGAGCACGGCGCTGGTCACTTGGCCTTGAACCCTCCGCGCTTGGCCTTCATGTCAGCGTAGGCTTTGGGCGAGACGGTTGACTTGCTTTTCGGGCGGCTGGTGCCGGCCGCTTTGCGGGCATTGATGTTGGCGTATAGTCCTTTTTTCATTTAGCAGCTCCATGCCTTGCGGCTCCAGTAGTTGGCCGAGAGTTTGTCGCCAGTGCCCTTGATGCCGCCGCTGCGGGCGCAGTAGCTGGCCTTGCGGGCGGGTTGGTCTTTCTTGATGCTCATGTTGGGATCGCCGAAGCGGACCAACTTGGTCTGTTCTCCTGACTTGGCTAACACGGCAAACTTCTTGGGGCCGTCCGGTGTGCGTTTGGGTTTGTTGTAGCCGGAGAATGTTTCTCCTCGGTATTTGATGCTCATGGTTTTTTATTCAGCTTGGCGCGGATGCGCGGGTCGTAGTGACCCATGAGATACGCGCCGGTTTCTTCGTCAGAGGATTCGATGTGTCGGGTGAAGCCGTGGATGGCGTGCCAAAGTTCGTGGGGCAGGGAGGACTGGTCTTCGGGGTATGCCTCAATCCAAATCAAAGCCCAGCCGCCGTGACTCATGCACCATCCGGCGGCAGAGTCGTCGGGAGCGTTCTCGGGGTCATCGGCGTCCATCTCCATGACCTTGGCGCAGCGGCGCAGTGCGACCTCCTGCGGGTAGTTGGCATAGACTTCTATGCTCGTCCCGTAGAGGGGTTCGCTGACTGTGACGCGGCGGGGCTTTTTCATGCGGCGGCTGCTAATGTCGTAAACGCCGGCTGCCTCGGGTCGTAGCCCTTGACGTGGCGCCACAGGATGCAGGCGGCTTTGAACGCTTCCCAATGCGGCACCAGGCTGTCGTGCTTGTAGGGTTCGACGCGGCCGACTTCCGTGGTGCTGATGTAGACGTTGTAGCCGTGGATGGTGTGCAGTTGGTCTTCGCCCCACTTGGCCACGGCATAGGCGGCAAGCTGCATGCCCTGCGTGTCATAAGGCCCGACCTTCTGGTTGGGCTTGGTCTTGCGGGTCTTGTAGTCAATGACCATGCGGGTGCCGTTGGCGTCACGCGCCAGCACGTCACATCGGCCGGCGTAGCCGTATTCCAGATTGACGAGGGTTGTCTCGATCTCGTCATAGGTGATCTTGTTGTTCTTCTTCCAGTCCATGACGGGGGCGACATAGGCCCACATGTCCTCGGGGACCGCGCTCGGGCCTTCCATGAGCAGCTTCTCCAAAGCATCGTGAACCTTGCTGCCGAGATCGGCGGCGGCTGCTACCGGGGCTTTGCTGGCGCCGATGACTCGCTCGCAGAAATACTCAATGGTTTCGTCGCCCTTGGGCGGGGTGTTGAAGGCGGCTATCGCAACTTGCGTGGCCTTCCAGTTAAGGAGGGCGGGCTTGTCGAGGATGCCGGTGTAGCCGGTGACAGACGGGAGAAGCAGGAGCTTCTTGGCGTCAGCCAATGTGGTGTCTTTGAGTCCGCTGCCGTCTTTCTTGGGAAGCTGGTGGCAGGGGGTGCCGTCCGGCTTATACCAGTGGCCGCCGTCTGTGAATTTTGATTCGGTGAGAATTGCCATAACTTTGTTGGGTGGTGCGGGGGCCGGTGATGCAGCCGACCCCCGCTGTTCCTCCTATGCGCGCTTGCGGCGCTGCCAGATCCATTGACCTTCGTGGTTGTGGTCAATGGCGATTTCTTTGTTGGCGCGGCGGGCGTCGGACACTGCGGCGTCCAGCATCCATCTCTCATCGGCGAGATACGGCCCGGCCAAACAAGTAAACCCTTCCGATGCCAGTTGCGGATTTTTGGCGTTCATGTTCAAAACGGGATTTCCGCTCCGCTGTTGTCGTTGGCGGCATCGGTGCCGAAGTCTTCGACGCTCGGGACTTTGCCTTTTAACTCGTCCATGACCTCGGAGATCGTTCCGATGTTGATGTAGGTCTTGTCGCCGGCCTCTTTCTCAATGAGCGTGAGCTGTGCGCCCTTGCCCTTAAGGGTCGAGGTGTCGAAGCCGTCCTTGGGCGATACCCCAAGCCAGCTTGTGAGGAAGGCCCGGAGACCGGACTTCTCATGTAGGCTGATGGGATACGCTTTGGTGGCGATCTTGCGCAGGCTGCCGTCCTTGCACTTCACGCCAAAGATGAAGCGCTCGCGGTTTTTGAGTTCGTAGTCGTCGTCGTTCTCGGAGCCGTAGGGGGCGCCGTGTTTGAGGACCCGGTCGTTGTAGGTGTCCACCACGTCGAGACAGACGGCGAGGTGGATGCCTTTGGGTGGCGGCTCGCCAAGGTTGGCGGTCGCTGATTTTTTAGGTGCTGTTAGTGTAGCCATTGTGTTTTGTGTGTTTGTTTGTGTGTTGTTGTGTTTTACTACTCGACGAAATTGGAGTTGCGGAGGATGACGAGGAAGGTCTCGGCCGGCAGGATGGCCAGCCACTCGCTGTCGTTGCGGCGGTGCATGACGACGGGCAGCTTCTCTCCGGCATCGCGCTTGGCTTGGGCGATCCAGTTGTAAAGATTTCCTTTCTCAGTGCGCTTAACCTCAAAGTGCAGCTTGGGCAGGCACTCGCAGAGGACATCGCTGCTGTCGCCTTTGGTGTCGCCGCAATACTGCTGTGACCGGCGAGCGGGAAACCCTTCGGCGGTGAGGAACTTGGCGGCTTCCAGTTCCCCGCGTTTTCCTTTTTGGCGGCTATTCATTGAGGACGGCGTTGATGGTGTGAAGATCCGGCGTTGTGCCGTAGGGCTGCGGGGCCTCGTCAGTCATGCGACTGATGTTGGCGTGGTCGAAGCGGGTACAGCTCGGCGACCAGACCATGGGGAAGCTGCGGGTCTGGCCCTCGCGGTGTTTGGCCACGATCATCTCGGCGTCTTGGTTGTCCGTGCTGTCGGCGCCGCTGCCGGCCTCGTAGTAGCCCTCACGGTGCAAGAGAATGATGATGTCGGCGTCCTGCTCCAAAGATCCCGAGTCCTTCAAGTCGCTCATCTTGGGGCGGGTGTCGCTGCGTTCGTCGGCCTTGCGGCCTACTTGAGCGGCGGCAATGACGGGCACGCCTAGCTCTAGCGCCATCGCCTTAAGACCGCGACTGACGGCGCTGACCCGCTCGTAACTGGTGTTGTAGCCCTTGGCCTCCAAAAGCTGGGCGTAGTCCACGAAGATCGCCTTGATTCCGTGACGGCGAAGGTCGCGCCTTGCGCGGCCACGGATGTCCATGATGCTGGCTCCACGGGCTTCGTCGATGTAGAGGGGTTCGTCTCCGAGCTTGTAGAAGTGATTGCCGAGGGCTTTGGCTTCCACCGGACTAATGGCGCCCAAGCGGACGCGGGCGCTGTTGGCCCTTGCTCTGGCCATGACGATGCGGTTGGCGATGCTTTTCTTGGGCATCTCTAGGGAGAACAGCAGCACCGGAGTTCCAGCGGCGGCCATGCGGTCGCACATGTTGATGAGCAGCGCACTCTTGCCCATGCCGGGGCGCCCGCCGACCACGATCAACTGGCCCTCGCGCAGCCCGCCTGTGAGCACGTCGAACTCTCGGTAGCCGGTGGTCAACCCACGCGGCTTGCCTTTGTTGGCAATCGCTTCCTCGATCTCCGCAGCGGCTTCGTCCACGATGCTGCTGACGTGGACGCTGCCTTGGCTGGGACCATCCAAGTTGATCGACAAGATACTCTCGCCGGCCTCGGCTACCACTTCGCTGACGTTCTGGGCAATGTCGCGTCCGGCTGCCGTCATGCGGACCCCGGCCTCAACCATGCGGCGGCGGGCGACATGCTCGCGCAGGATGCTGACGTAGTAGCTCAAGTCGCGGGGGCCAGCCATGGCGTAAATCTCGGTCAGCGCACCGGAGCCTCCCACGCCTTCCAGCCTGTCGGCGGCAGAAAGGTGCTGCGTGACGCTGATGAGATCGGGCTGCCCGCCTTCGGATCGGATGGACTTGATAGCGGAAAGGATCGTGGTGTGCGCCGGCGTGAAGAAATGTTCGGCCGACAGCTCATTCCACTCGTCGATCAAGTCGCCGTAGCACATGAGTCCGCCAAGGACGCACTGCTCGGCTTGCGTGTCGTGGGGCATGGCGTGTTGCTTTTTTATTGTCATAGAAAGTGCGGGTCATCGTCGTCATCGTCGGACGCGATAATGGCGATCACGACGAGCGCGCCAACGAGCACCAAGAACAAGGACAGTTCGGCGGGGTTCATAACTGTGGTGAGTTGTAGGGGAATGTGTGCGGAGTGTCAACAGTCTTTTTTTGGGCGATTTTGAGGCGCTTCCGGCGTGCCCAGAAACGGGCGATGGCGCGGTCCATTTCCCGCAGCTCTGCCTCGGTGGGGAACTCGGGTTCGGCAACCTCGATGCGGTAGTGGAGCACTTCGCCATTGTGGCGCTTGGCGCCCCTGTCGAAGTATTGGCTGAGTTGGCGACCGGAGATCATAGGGGCCATTGGCGCAGGTGGCCAAAGTCACGGGGTTCGGTGCAGGAGGCCACGTCTCCGCAGATGCCGCAGGTGTCCTCATGCCAGCAACTGACGCGGTCTTCGCTGGGGAAACGGCCGTAGGCCCAGCCGCAGGGGCGGCAGATCCAGTCGGGGTAGGGGCGGCCCTTGCTGAAGATGGCGTCGTAGTTGGCGCGGTAGGTCTCGCCTGCCACGGGACGCGGGGTGTCTCCTTTGCCGGCCATTAGCGCTCCTTCCCGTCCATGCCGCATTCGGCCCAGAACTCCTTGCGGTAGTGCTCTTCCATCTTCTCCATCTCGTCCATGGCCAGGTCGTCCTCGGCGATGCGTGGGATATCCCACGACATCGGCATGTGCTTCACGCGGGCGCGGGCCTCCAAGCGCACGGCGCGGGGCACCTTCTTGATCTTGCCCGGCAGGCACAGGTCCAAGAGGAACCGGCGGGCGGATGCTATCGCCCGAGCTTGCTCCATGGGCGTGCTCATAGTGGCTGCTGCACCATGAGCAGGACCTCATGCTTCTCGTTGGCGACTTCGTCGGAGAGTGCGGCGCAGCGTTCCAAGGCGCGCTTGAGCCGGTTGCTGCGGCGAATCAGCTCACGATTCTCCGCTTCTAGTGCGGTGATTTCGGCCGTGTGGCGCTTGTCTTCGTTGCGGTAGAACTCCAGCTCCGCAGAGGTTCCGAAGTTGCTGCCGAAGCCGATCTCGCCGACTGTGTAGGCGGGTTCTGTTTTCATGTGTGTGTCCATATCTTCCGGCGGATGCGCCACACGGCTTTCATCGCGCGCTTGCGCTTCATCCAGTAAGGCGTTGTCCTGTGCCAGCCGCCGCAGAAGGGGCAGTGATAGACGCGCATGGCCGTGCCGTGCTCGGCGTCCTCGCGGTGTAAGAAGACTTTCTTACCGCTGCACCCCTTGAACATGCTGCAAATGGCGCGGCTCATGCGGTGACTAGCTCCTCTAGCAGTTGCCAGTTGCCGGGTTGGCGATGCTTCTTGGGCGAATAGCTGATCTGGCCGTATTGGCGGATCTCGTCGATGTGCCAAAAGACGAAGTCGTTGAGGTCGGGCAGGTAGGCGGCCAACACGTCAAAGGCATTCCCAACGTAAAGCCCCGAAGTCCGGCTGGCCGTGTTGATCTTGTAATAATCGGGGTTTTGCGTGCTGACGCAGGCGCGCTTGACCTGGACGCCGATGTAGCCGCCCTTGGGGTTAGACAAGCATACGTCCACTTTTTGGTCGCCTCCCCATGGGGCGTAAATGCCGTAGCCCCGCGCGCCGGCCTCGGCGCAAAACAACAGCTCGGCGTGGTTGCCTTTCTGGGACGTGTTCATACCGCCAGCTCCTGCATCAGTTCCGAGAAGTCGTCGCGGACGATCTTCACAATCTTCGGGGCAGGGGGCGCCATGCGCTGCTGCTTGGCGTCCTTGTCCAGCCAGACCTTCAAGCGCTGGCGGGTGGCCGTCTCGCCCTTGTCGGCGCACCACTTGAGCAAGTGCTCAAACTTCGCGCGGACGTTGACTCCCCGGTATTGGGGGAGGGCGGCTAGGTGGTCCAGCCAGTCATCGTCGGACATGCCCTTTCCGAGAATGCTTTCTCGCGGCGGCACTTTTGTCTTTCCGTTAGTTCCGTTGAGGGTGCTAGGGGATTGGTTTGAGAATGGTATTGCATTTGTCTTCTTTTCTTCTGTAAAAGAAGAAGAAGGAATAGAATAGTTTACTATAGTTGAGTGTTCTCTCTGAACACATGATGTGTTCTCTGTGACCACATGGCATGTGTTCTCTCTGACCACATGGTCACTGTGAACACATGAAACTTTTGGGAGAACCCAATCACTTGCATGCTTCCTTTCGGCATGGGTTCCGAAGTCGCCGGGGGCCAACTGACGCACCTCCCCAAGCTCCTCCAACTCCCTCAACGCCCGCCGCACCGTCGATACACTGACCCTCGCCTTGGCCGATAACCGACGATACGAGGCGAAACACCTGTCGCCATCCATCGCCCAATCGGCCATGGCCAGCAACACGACAAACGCCGGCCCCTTGGCTTCACTGTGATTCCACACCCAGCTAGCGGCTTGTGCGCTCATCGGTCAGCTCCTCTTTGCGTCCCCTGGACCAAACTTGTGGGCGAACACCGGCCACGGGCCAACCATCGTGCCAGTAAAGATCGCCGTAAGCCTCTCATGCGGACGCCACTTATGCCGGTTGCGCACTTCACAAAGGCAGTCGCCGGCATAGTCCTCCACGCTGACCCACATGCGGTTGGCGTTCTCGCTCTTGCCGCGACCCGCCTCCTTCACCGACACTGAAGCCGAATACTCTTGGAACTTCTTAAAGCCGGCAACCGTGTCGAACTTGCTCACTTCGGGTGCGGTCGTGTGCTCAGTCACTACGGCCGGCGCCTCAGAGGGGCCTTCCTGCTCGATTGCGGGGGGTTCTGGGGGCTGCTCGTTAGTAGATTCTGATACAGAGGTGGCGGGTTCTAGCTTGCGGCCGAGGCGGCGTAGCTTGGAGAGGAGGTCTTGGCTCATGGATTCGGGTGGTTATGGGTGGGGTTGCGGGTTGACGGGTTATCTTTTAGTGAAAAATTTTTCGTCATCGGTTGAATCGGGGTATGATGGTCTAGAAGAACGAGCAACCCCCGCCCCCCCTCCATCCGAGGGGGGAGGGGGCGGTAAAAAACGGGCCTCGTCTGGCTCAAAAGTTGGCACACCGTCAGCATCTACAGAGGAAACAGAGCAGGAAACAGACGGTTGTTCACCGCTTGGTTGCTCTAGGCGTGGCGATTGTGTGCGGTTGTGTGCTTTTGGCGCACGGCTTTGGCCGGTGTTACCCATTGCCGGGGACGATTCCACAATGACACCATCCACCACGTCCAGCCACTCATCCGCTGAAGGCGCGGACACTATCTCAACGCGAGACGTTGCACCGCCGGACAAAAGCTCCGCTTTCTCGGTAGCGATGGCGGCGAGGACCGACAAGGCTTGATCCTTCATTTCCGGCAGCCTGTCCACAAGTTGAGCCGTGCCAAGGGCGGCCAGGGTGCGCCAATTCTTAGATGTAATATCTCGGGCCGCGTCGAGCAGGTCGGGCCGGTTGCGGATCAGACCGGCGACCGAGTGATAAGAAACCCCAACCTCGGACGCGATCCGCGTTACCGGCACACCGGCAGCATGCATGCGCGCGATGGCTTCCTGCTTCTCCTCGGGCAGATTGAGGCCGGTTGATCCGTTGTTCACTCGCACGGGCTGGGGGAGTGGCGCGGCCGGTTGCTCGGCATCCTTGGCCGGTTGCGCCTTGGCAACTTTGCGCGGTCTGCCTGTCGCGGTCTTTGGCATCAGGCTGCGGCGCGATTGTTAGCGCCGGGAACCGGTTGCGCGTTGGAATTGTAGAACCGTGCAAGCTCGGCGGTTGAGACGTAAGTGGTGCGCAACGTAGGGCGAGAGACGCGAATCTTTCCGGCGTTCACCCAGCGCACGAAGGTAGTCCGGCCAATGCCGAGCCGTTCGCAAACTTCCTTGGGCCGTAGATATTCAACCATTGCGCGCACGTTGTAACACAACACGCGGCAGAGTGTCAACGGCAACTTTCGGGAAGTTTCGGCGCGCAATGGGCACAACACCCACCACGAAATCATTTGCTCCGTGTGCGGCCGTGTGGTCTCGTTTGCTTTGTTATGAAGAAGACACCGCCAAGAGTGCGCACCCGTGATGCTTTCGATGTCACGGTAAACACTCGCACAACCAGAGAAATACAACGAAAGACACAAGCCGCCGCGCGCGAACTAGGGGTCGTCCCTGCCGAGATTTACCGCTGGTCGTTCGCTTGGTGGCTTGAGTGTTACGAATCGGCAGGCAACAGGCGATTATCTGACCTTGAAGAAAGGGCCGCCTTAGAGAGTATTAAAGGGGTATCTACACGGCTCCACGAAACCGCAGCGACCTACAACGCACCCGCCGCGAACCCCAGCAAATCCCGCCGGGGCGCGGCGTAAGTCTGCCGAAATACTCCTCAAACGGCCGTTTAATCTTTGTAAATTTTACAGAGTAAAACGAAGAAAGTTGACCCACGTTGATCTTTTTTATTTGACGCAGAGCACACAACGCCACACACTGCCCACGTTATGAGACACACACCAACACAAGATGGGCGCGGGGATTCCGCCGCGCGCAAAAATGATGTCATGGTCGTCATGGTTCAAATGGCGGTCGAAATTCCTTACACCGCCGGAATGCGCGATTATGCGACACGGCGCGAGGTTTGCGACGATATCATCGAGTTATGCAAGGTAGGGGCGCAATCGCACCTAACTATCACCGGACACACTGCCAAGGTTTCCTAACATGCAAACCCTCGCCGAAATCCTCGCCGTTCTATTGATCTTCGCCACCGGCTTCCTGCTGCTGGCGCTGTAGCACACAACACACAACAAACACACACAAGGAGACACACACATGACAACCAACATTGACGACACCACACTTCTGCCGAGTCACATCGAGCAGTTGACCAAAGCGGCCGAGGATCAAGGCCGGGACCACGGCGCCAACGCGGCAGAATGGTATGCACAAGACGCTTTCGGCGGCCGTTGCACACGCGACCACAAGGCCAACGCGGCGCGCGTTCTCGAAATGATCGAAGACGGCGACCCGCAACTGTGGGACAGTATCAATCTGCCGAACCTGTCCGGCGAATACTCGGGAGACTTGACGTCGCGCACGCTCGCAGAGGACCTGTGCCACCAGTGCCGGATCGACCACGACAACGTGCCACCGGAGGTCGAAGACGACCTTTGCCAAGCATACGAAGACGGCGTGTCTACTGGTTTCGTGGATCGCCTGTCCGAAATGGCGCGATCGGTTGCGGATGAGGATTGACCCACCGACACCGCATCCGGTTCGCCGGGTGCGGCACGGTGAGCCAACCGGCCACCAATCAACAACAACAAAACCAAAGGAGACACACACAATGAGAGACAACATCGAGAAAGCAGTGCAGGCCGCCGGTCTGTCACTGTTCAAATGGGAAAACAGTAACGAGAAGAAAAACGCGCAGCAAAACCTGTCCGGCCGCACACACTACGCGGATGATGACACGCTGCGTTATTTCGGGGCGCGCATCACCCGCGCCGGACACCGCGCAGACGGTCTGCTGTTCTTGATCGTCGAGAGCGTGAGCAGCAAACCAGAAGACACCAAACGCAACAAGCGCTTTGTGGTCTTCGACGTTCTCGGGACGGTCGTGAACGACCGCGAACAATGGTTCGCCACAACAGACCAAGCGCGCAAAGCGGCCGACGAGTTTCTCGCCGAGTTTGACGCGGAAGCGCACACGTCCAAAGCGTTGAGCGAATACGCGCACCGGCTCCAAACCGAAGCGCATTGGATCAAGACGGCGCTGGCCGGAAGGGAGGTCGCATGACGCCCGCACCATGGACCCGAAACGGCAATGTCATTTGCCACCGCTCTGGACACTCATACCGCCCGGTTGCCAAGCTGCTGCCATGCTGCGGAGGTGAGGCGGATTCGCACGCTTTCGGCTTTGAGTCCGAGAACGAGGCCAATTCTCGACTGATAGAGGCCGCGCCGGACCTATTGGCCGCCGCGCGCCTAGCTAATGAGGAGCTGCTTGCCTTGGGCGCCGGTTCGTCTGGTTCGCCAGCGCTGCGCGCACTGTGGGAAGCGATTGCAAAAACGGAGGGCGCACAATGAACAATGTCTATTACAAGGTAGAATGGCGCGCGGCAAGCGGCGGACGCTGCCTATCAGACGGGGGGCCATATACAACACACGCCGCCGCGATCCGTGCATGTATGCGCGTTAGGGATCAAGTCGAGGCAGACGGGGGCAAGTGCATGGGGTGGGTCACGTTGTTCGGTGACGCGCATGTTCCCACCGTGGACATGTTGCGCGGGGAGGCAGATGCGCCAAAGGAGGCAGCATGAGCACCCACAACATCCGAGAAATTGCGGCAGCCTTCAACGCGCGCACAGATTACGACCTGTCCGCCGCCTTGGAACTATCCGCCGCCGTCATTAGGCATGCGCACCTTGTCCAAGTGGCAAGAACCCAAGCGGCAGACCCGCAGCTTATGCTGCCGATAGAGGAGGCCACCCAATGACGACCGCACCCGCCCGAGATTACCACGGCGACCGGCCGCAAATCTGCTGGCCTAGTTACTGGCAAGTGATGGCCGCCAAGGCCACCGAAACGCGCCCCTGGTGGGCAGTGATGGCCGTGAGGGTCAGACAAATGATGACACACAAGAACCGCAAGGCCGCTTGACGCCCGCCACTGGCCTTTGTCCAATGGGCAGAGGCCAGCACGGACGGCAAACATGCTTTCCCGGTGATGGCCGCACCATCTAAACAAAGGAGACACATGAAATACAGACGCATCAAATTCCCGCAGCCAATGGGCGGAAAATACAGCAAATCGCCTTCACAAAGGCAGATCCTAACAACCTGGGCCAGCGTGAAGCTGGAGACCGCTGACGCTTGCAGCTTCAAGCCGTTCAGCACCGCAGCCACCGACAACAAAGCCTTCTGGGCGGCAATCCCAGAGCACCACAAGCGGCTCCGCAAGACCGATGGTGTCCGGCAGATCAGCAGCCAAGCTAGGGCGGTCTTCGCTCACGCCTTTTTAACGGGCGACGAAGACACGCCAAGGATGGCCGCGCTGACCACCGGATTGTTCCTGTGCCTGACGGCACCGGACGACACCAAGGCCCGCGAAACCGCTAAGATGTGCGAAGGCATCGCCGTGGGGCTAACGCCCGAGCAGATCGAGCACTGCAAGGCCGAGGCCGAGCAGATGTGCGACGACCGGCTGGAGCGAGTCAGAAGCACCGCCGCGCGCGGCAGGAAGACCCAGCCCGCAACCAAGTAACAACCAACCAAGGAGACACATGAAAAAGACAGCAAAATCAAAAGCCAAGAAACAGCAACCGAAACAATGGTGGGATGGCAAGGGGTGGGACGGCGAAGACCGCGACCCGCTCGCATACGTTCGGCACTTCTGCCCGAGTCTTGTCGAGAAGCGGGCCAGCCTAGTGCCGTTTGAAGACGTGATCTGCGGCGGCTCTGCCGGTCCCCAACCACAAGCCAAAGACTACGATCCAAACGAAGAACCATACTTCACGGTCGAAGTAAATGACCCTAAAGACAATAGTTGCTCATACTTCTTCAAGGTGACGGAGCATGGTGTGACTTATAGTTTTGGCCGGTGGCCGGGAGACGGCGCGCTGGAGATATGGGATGCCGACATGCCTTACAGCATGCGGGCATTGTGGGAATTCATGCGTCAGGCCCCACGGCCGGCGCATGTGTTCATCAAGTGATGGCCGCCACGACCATGAAAACGAAAACACCATTCGCAATCATAGACTCAGAGGGCAATCCGATGGGCTACGGCGACACACAAGCCGAGGCAATACAGGATGCCGCCGAGGCACTGCACACCGACACCGGCACCGTCGAGGCGATGCTGGCCAAGGATCAAGGTCCCGATTGTTTCTTGTGGGCCGACGATGATTGGTTCGCCCGCTGGCTGGAGATTAACCCTAACGAAAGGTGGGGCAGGTGATGGCCGCCACACCCAAGAAACGGAAGCCAACCGAGGCCGAGGTGGAATACCAGGCCGAATGTTTGCGCCTCCGCAAATACGTCAACAAGCTGTCTCGCTATTCGGCAACCGAATGGGGAGAGGGCACGTCGTCCACGCCGGGGCGCCTAACGTTCCGCATGCACATGATCCTTAACCGGATTGATGACGCCATGATCGGGACGCCCGACTACATGGGGTTAGCCTACTGGTGGGCACAGGAATACAAGCACCACTTGCGGGCCGCTACACCGGGGGAGCGCAAGCGCGCCCACGACAAGCTGATGGCCGAGGGGCTGCCGCTCGATGGTGTGAGCGACCGCCACCAAGAAATCATCTACGCCATAACCGCGAAAAGTGCCCGCAAAGCATTCGGACCATAGCACACGCCGCTCACAAGGGAGGGGGCAAATCGCCCTCTCCCTTCAGCCGGCAAGTGATGGCCGCCGAGACCATGGAAAGCAAAGCACACAGAAAAATTGCGCATGTCGCCATTGACTTTTCAAAAGTGTTGAACAGCGTTCAGCTAGAGAGGTGGCGCAAGACGCTGGCCGCTACTGCCGCCGAACCAGAGGTGATGGCCGCCCGATCTATTAAAGGCACACAAGTTGACACCAAGCGTAACACGACAGCACACAACAGCAATTTTACAGAGTAATTCCATGGACCGCCAGAAACCGCACGGCCCTTTAGAAATCCGCTGCTCTATCCCCTGAGCTACGGGAGCTAGGTAAAAGTTACTCTATAAATTGACCACGTTGACCCACTTTGATGCCACGTTGAACCACACCCATTTGACACCCAACATGCACCATCTTGACACCACGGGGCAGACGGTTTAGCAATGGATTCGTTATGAACATTGAAAGTTTCCGCATAGAAGTCCCGAAGTATGGGCTAAGAGGCACAGTCTTTCAACGCCGGGGCGCGCTCTGGCTGCGATACACCCATGAGAAGAAGATGCGCCGCATCTCTCTAAAAACGGCAGACCCCAAGGTAGCCAAGGCCAAGGGGCTGTCTTACTTAAACATCCTTGGCCAAGAAGGCATGTCCCGCCTCACCGAACTGACCCATGGCCGCGACGAATCCCCGAGCATCGGCAAGGTCGTCGAGCATTACCGGCTGCGAAGCGACTGCCCGAGCAAGGAGGAAAACATTCGCTGTTTGCTCCGAGTCATCGCTAGAGCCAAGGGCATTGCCCCATTTCGGGCGCACCCCATGATAAAGAGCCGTTCCATCCCGATGACTGATGCCGAGATCGCCAAGGTGATGGCCGTCCGCTCCACCGAATTGAACGACAAGCTGGTGCGCCAATACCTGACCAACTGCGGAACCAGCGCCTACACCGCCGGCAGCACGCTCGCCAGTGCCAAGAGTGTGTTTGCCGACAGCAACGACTGGATCGACTTTAAGCTGCCCGACATCGCCTCCTTCCGCTCGGCCAGCAAACAAGCCAAGCAGAAATACAACCCGACCAGCTTCCAGCACATTCCCAAGGACAAGCTGGATGCCATGGAGCGCGACAGCCGTGGCATGCCCGAGATCCGCCGCGCCTTTATCTGCTGCCGCTACATAGGCATGACGCCGAAGGAGGTCAGCTATGCCCGCAAGACATGGATCGAGGACCGCCCCGAGGGCAAGACCATGTGCATCCGCGAACGCCCCGATGAGGACTTCACCCTAAAGACAGGGGGATGCCGCGAGCGCGACATTACCTTGGCACCATGGATGGCCGACCATCTGCTGGCCGCCGATGACTACATGATCCCGCTCGGCACAGAGTTTCTTCGCTACAACTTCATGCTGCGCAACTTCAACACATGGCTGCGGCAATACATCCCGAACCGCAAGGGCGCCGCCTACGAGCTTCGCAAGCAAGCCGGCAGTGATTGGCTGGAGGCGACGGGGTCACTCGTCCAAGCACAATACCTTTTGGGACACTCGTCCTATGTAACAACGCAACGCTGGTATGCGACATGGCAAAGAGCCGTGACCGTGCCGGCAGCATTTCAAGAAGAACCACAAATATGAAACTCCTAACCCTAACACTAACCGCCGCCGTGGTGATGGCCGCCACTGGCTGCGAAACATACAACGAAAAGGCAGCGAGGATGGACGCCAAGGGATTGGTCCGCACACAAGATGGCAAGTGGGTGCCAAAAGGAACCCGTTTCTTCGGGTCAGGTCATCCTTGGGTTATGGAGGATGGCAGCCCAGCGCCCGCAGCGTTTGATCCGACCGTCTTCAATCAAGCCATGGCCGCACAGTATGCACCGCCGCCGCAGCCGGTCGTTGTCGTGGGGCCGGACTCACCGGCCATCACTACGGTCGGCACGGTCGGAGGAACAACGGTGATTTCGGGTATTGGCAGCCGCGCACCGATTGGGGCGCCTATTTACAGGCCGCCGGCCTACGGCTATTATGGCTACTGATTTGTCCAGTGTGTCTCCTAACCACTAGGACGAGTCCCGCGAGTGCGGGGCTGGGCCGCTCTGGGAAACCGGGGCGGCCCTAATTTTGTGGCACGGCGTAGCTTTGGAACGGCATCCCGGTCGGCGGGGTGCTCCCAAGCTCGCTGCGTTGGAGAATGCGGCGAAGGTAAAGCTGTTGTCGGGTTAAGCGCTCTGCACTTCCGCCCAAAACCAGAGACTTGGTGGCGGCGTGAACATCGCTCAATTCCTTGGCCAGAATGTCCACCTTCGCGGCATCCGGTAGTCGCGCGAACCTTGGGCTGGCCATGTAACGGTTGTAGCGGGCCATCGTGTAGTTGCCGACGTAGAACTGGTAGGCACTGATCTGCTCGTTGGTTAGTTCGTAGCGTTTTCCGTTCAAGTCAACAGTCCGTGCCGGCGCCCGCGGGGCGATGCGCTCCTCACCAGTGGCGTCAATCAGTCGCTGCGCCTCGGTCAACACGGGATCTTTCTTGATCTTCGTTACCATGGCGGGGTTGAGGATGATGTTCATTAGAGAGTTCCCGCCATACTGATACCGCTCTTGTGCTTGGCCCATGATGTCGAAGCGCGGCGGGAAGGACTCGCTCAAGAAAGGAACTTGCGTGGCGATTTGCGCAAAGGCCCTTTGCGTATTGTCGCCGGCTCGCGTCTCGCGCAACGTATTGTCACGGTATTGGGCGGCTTTGCGCACAAGCTGGGGGACAAACATTGAGGGGATGCCAAGCACGGTGTCGTAGGCAGCCTCAACAATGTTGTTCTTGTTGTAACTGTAAGCCTTCATAAACGAGCCAAGTCCACCAAGCAGTGGTTGGTCGCTGAGAGTCTTGGTGCCAGACATGAGTGCGCTTAACGCTTGCGATGCTTCATTGGCCACGCCTTCGCGGCTTGCTTTGCGGCCGGCGGTTCGCTCGTTGTAATAAACATCGGCACCAGCGGCCAAGGTAATGGCGGTCGGCTGCACCCAATCGTAAGAGACAATCGTGTCGCCCTCTTGCGGTTCCTGCCGGTTGCGCCAATCGCCAGTGCGCCATGCACGGTTGAGCGCGGTCACGTTGACCCGATATGAGCCGAGACCCGAAGCGCGGCGCATGGCCTCCAAATCTTTGTCGTCCTCTTGCACGCTGGTGATGATGCCGAGGTTGGCCAACCAGTAGCCCAAAGAATAAAATCCAGCAGACCCGATGGCCGCCTGTGTAAAGTCCTTGTTGAACTTTGCTTGGTTAAACTCGGCGCCGAACAAGCCCGCGCGCCCTGCCTCCGAGATGGCTTTGACAAAACCAACCGGAGACCAATCGACAATGCCTTTTTTAAGAATAGAACCTGGAACCTGCGTGAACGGCAGTATCGCTGTTCCGATGCCGAACTCTTTGTTCAAGTTGCCAATGCGCCGAAGCTCCCCAAGTGTTTTGCTTACCCGGTTCGGGTCTTGGTAGATGGCATACATCGCGTCAGCCACGGCCGCCTCATACATGTCTGGAGTAATCTGCCCTGCCCATTCGCCATTCTGCTTGGCTGCCGCCTCTTGTTGCGCCAGAGAAGCCTTGAACTGCGACATGTAGAATGCGCGGTCAGGGGCGCCCAAGGCCACGGATAGCGTGGACTCTAGCATCTGCATGAACTTGTTTGAAAACATGCGCCGTCCCACGTCTTTGACATCGACTAGCTCCCACTTGTTCTGCGTGGTAAGCTTGGACAGCACCCGAAGGTGGCTCAGTGCCGCCCGCGTATTCTGCAAGACGTTGGCCTGCGGGTTCTGTTTCTTGTTCCAATCGTATCCCTTCTTAAAATCTGACGCGGGAGCCGCCAGTCCCCTCAACCGAGACAGGGCGCCGAGACCGGCGGAAGTGCGCCTGTTGTCGCCGCGCACAATGCTCGTCAGCGGGTCCACGACATAGCCAATGGCCGCGTCCCGCCCAGCGTTGGCGATCCACTGCACGGTGTTGCCGCCGATGTTGCGGACCCAGGTGGTGGGGAAAAACAGCATGGAAAGGTAGCTGGTTGCGCGCATCTTACCAAAGATGTCGCTAGGGACGAGGCCGGCAATCTCCTCATACATCTTAGCGCCAAGCACCATCTGAACGTCTGGGTCTGTGGCTTGTTGGTATTGAGCGGCGTAGTCCTTCAGCTTTGCCGCGACCTCTGGCGTTAGCGTCGGGATGCTCTTGGACTGCGAGACGCGAGAGACAAACTCAGAGTCCGTCATGTCGCCTGCGCGCAGACGATCTTGCAGCATGCTAATCGCCTTCTTGTTGCTGGCTTGAGGCGCCAGCGTGGCCGCCAATTCCCGCCGCCCCGCAGCCATCGATGAATAAAAACCGTCCGTAAGATTTTTGGCCAGCGACTGTGACTCGCTTTTGGAAATGCCGGCGCCCACAAACATTTCCAAGACGGAATCCTTGGCCATGTCGCGGTTGTCGGCCTTGAGCAACACGTCGCGCGCCCCAACAAGTAGGGCCTCCGCTGCCGTCTTGTCGCCAATGCGGCGACCCACGCGGGCTTTGATTGTCTCGCCGCCATAGGGAGTCTCGCCAATGGCCTTGTTGGCAAAGTCTGTCCGCATGTTGCCAAGTTGCCCGCGCACTCCTTGCACTGCCTGTTGGTCAGCGAGGATTTGCTTCTGCCTGTCTTCGGGCAATGATCCGACATACTTGCCGATCTGCTTTTGGGCAAAGATCGTAATGCCTTCTGGCGTCATGCGCGGAAGCAACTGATAAATGCTGATGGCTTGACCGGCGGACGTTCCGATCTCGCTCAAGTCCATGACGAGTGCCGCTTGCTTGTCGTGTTCACCGAGCGCGCCCAGTTTGCCGGCCGCTTCCATGCCGATGGCAATGTCCACGGGCGAGGGTAGCACCTTGGTCTGCACGAACTCACGCATGCGGGCCTGTGCTGCATCAAGACCATTAGCATTCACCCAATCCTTGGCCGCCTGCACTGCCTGCGGGAAAGTGTAGGCGCCATAGAAGCTGCCAAGCTGTTCCTTTGCCGCCGGCGTAATGGCATCCGACTCCATGGCCTTCTGCTCAAAGGTGCGCGGCTTGGCTTCGGCGGGCTGCGGGAGTGGCGACGGGGTCGGGATATTGCCACTGCGGTCTACGGGCGTTTCCGTAGGTGCGGCTGGCGCGCCTTCTGTTGCGGCGGGTTGCTGTGGCTGCTCGGACAAATCAATCGTCCCGCCAATACCCTCCACTTGATCCATGGTTAGAGGGGTTGGCATGCCTCGGGTTTCGGCCTGTTGTAAGCGTGTTCCCATGGCGACCTGGGCCATGCCAGGAGCAATCTCGCCGACACCTTCAGCGAGAATGGATCGTCCGCTGGTGATCTCGCCCTCTTGGTTAAGCTGTCCAGTGGCCTCGCCGCCCATGCCAAGCAGCGACTGAAACGCTGTCTCGATAGCTCCACGGCCAATCTTTTGCATCACACTGACCGGCTTTTGCCCAAGTAGCCTACCGCCCAGCAACATGCTGGCAGCATCAAACAAAGCAACAGGGACCGCTTTTTTGTCAGCAAACTCGCGCGCCACCTTCATGCGCTCTGGGTCTTGCAGGGCGGCGGCTAATGCCTGCGGATCGTTCATCGGAACGCCTGCTTCCTCCAGCGAACGGAGGATGCCATCGCTCGCTTCCAGCGCTCGGCTTGCTGAGAAAGACGCCTGTGTTAATCCTGCTCTTGCGCCAACCGCTGCACCGGGGATGGCTCCAACACCGGCAATAGGCGCACCAGCCGCCGTGCCTGCTGCCGTTCCGATAGCGAGACTGGCCGGCGCCTTGTCCATCATCTGCTCGCCAAAGGAAACCAAAGACTCCGTGAGCATTTCGCCCATGACGGAAACAGGATTGCTTACAAACGCATTCCAGCTTTCGGCGGGCGTCAGCTCATCGTTCATCGCTGCCATATACTCGGGGGAGGGAGCGGCTTCCCTCATGGCAGATTGAAGCTCTATTACTCTGTTGGCATCTGGGGTCTCTTGCGAAAGCTCTGTGGCAAGTCGGCTCTGAAGATAGCCGCGCTTTCCTGCGTTGGCGATGTTTCCAAGCGTTTGGATAACAATGTTGCCACGCTCAACGTCCGTCGTGTCCGAGACAAACCCAACGCCAAAGTCGTTTTCTGGAACGAAATCAACGGGCGTTGCGTCCAATGGATCAGAAGATCCGGTGGCTGCGGTGTCGTCGGGAATGAAATCGACAACCATGTTAAGGCGCCAACTGGAATCCTTGTTTTATTGCTTGGTCAACTTGGCTGGACGGGACAATGCCCGTCTTGCCATCCGGTGAAACAACGCGAACAAATTGCGCTTGCTGCGGAGATTGTGCGGCGGGCGTCGGCGCCGGTGAAGGCGACGGAGTTTGTGTTGGCGAAGGCGATTGTCCTGGGGTGTAGGTGCCAAGTGAGGCGGCGTCTTCGCCCATCATCGGGCCAGCCGCATAACCCTGCACCTGTTGCCCCGTGCGCGGATCGACAATCGGCGCCGCATTGGTCGGGTTGGACATCGTGAACATGCCCTGCTGGGTGTTCAGCGTTTTCGGCTCAATGACCATTGGCTCACCGTCAGGCTTAATAAGCACGTCGATCACGCGCCCCTCGGCGTTGGTCACAGACATGAAGCGAGGCTCGGCTTGCGCTGGGCGGGACAAGGCTTCCATGCGCTTTTCGTTGAACTTCTTTGTCTCATCAATGAGCCACTTGCCCATTGGGCTTTGCGCCGGGATTTTTGTGCCCTGCGGTATGCCCACTATTTCCCGTCCAAACCGGATCGGGTCATAGGCAACGGGGGCGTTGGTATTTGTCAGCGCGTCCATGGTTAAAACTCCCAGATTTCATCGCTAGGGCCGGGAGCCGAGCCGCCGCCGCCACCACCGCCATATAGCCCTCTCATGGCATTGGCATAATCCATATACCCCTGTTTCTTTTGCAGTGCTTGGAACATTGGCGAGGCAATCGCCTGAAAGATGAACGGACGTACGTTGTCGTCGAGCTGGTTGTAGTTATTAAGAAACCCCTTGGGCAAAGCGCCGGCATCGGCCATCACGCCAACCGCACTATCCATCCCCGCCAGCATGTCCTTCTTGTCTTTGAACTTGCCATACATCTCGCCAAGGCTGGAAAGCGCCCCGCCGATATTATTGCCAAGCTGGTTATACATCTGAGCCTGCGTGTTGGCCGCCTGCATCTGCCCCGCGGCAAGAAACTCTCCCGAGCGGTCGTTAACTGTTGGATTGTAATCAAACATAGTTTTTGTTTTCTTTCTAATTAAGCCGCCTTGGCGGTCATCAGTTCTTCAGCGAGGGCGGCGCCGATGACGTCTGGCCTAATCGCCAGACGTTTCTTGCCCTTGTATTCGACTTCGGTGACAGCCTCCGGCAGAACCTTTTGAACGTCCTGCGCCATGAAACCCTTGTGCTTTTGGTCTTCGCCCTTGTAGCTGAACTCGTAGGCGGTGAGGCCCAGCACACTGCCAGCCTTGCCGAGTGGCTTGATGTTCTTCTTCATCCGCTTGTCCGAGAACATAGCCGGAGCAAACTGCGCCGCGCCGACCATGCCTCCCGCTTGGATACCGCCTTGGATGGAGCTTCCGAGCAGCCCCATCATGGCTGCGTTGTTGGTTGCCCCAGCTTGCATCGAAGCTCCGCGCATGGCCGCCCAGTTGTTGAGGGCTGAGTTTGCGCGGGAATCAAGCATGTTGGCGTTGAAGCTGCCCACGTTGCCCGCCATGGTCATCGCGTTTCCAAACGTGTTACCGATCTGCTGCATTTGCGCGCTTTGCGTTGGCCCCGCGTAGCCTAGTGCTGGCCCCAGCGCGCTGCGGTAAGGATCGACGTTGAGCAGGTTCTGCGCACCGGCGATGTTCGCGTTGGCAATCGCCGTGCGCCGCTGGCCGACATTTTGCGTCATCATGTTGTTGGCCGCGCTGGCAAAGTTGCGGCGTTCAGCCTCACGTTGGTCGGCAAATGTCTGGCGCGAGAGGATTTCGGCGGCAGACGATCCGAGGCTAGTGCCCATGCCGCGCGCGGCGAAGGCGGTGCGTGCGGACTGTTGGGCGGCGCGCTCGTCTTCGGCCGAGAGCGAGCGGCCGAGGGCCAAGTCGCGTTCAGCCGAGTCGTAAAGACTTCGCTCAATGCTGGTCGGGTCCGCGTCTTCGGTCTTGTAAAGATCCATGCTGCGGCGGATGGCCGACATCGCATCGGCAGTCTGCTGGTTGCCTTCGGACATGCCGACCTGCTTGCGCTCAAAGCCGGTGACCTTGCCCTTTTTGTTGCGCTTCTCAACCATCTCGTAGATGGGCTGCGGCGTGGTGCCAAGGCGACCGGCGATCTTGTCCACGGTGCCGAGCGCTTGCGTCTCAAGGGCCGGATAGTTTTCGATTTGAGCTTTGTATTGCTCGCGCACCATACCCTTGGCCGCCGAGGCAGCCGATTGCATGAGCGCGTTGTAGTCCAGCGGCTCGGCGTATTGAACTTGTGGGCGCGGTCCCGCGCTAGGTGTCGATCCTCCCATATTATTGTCCTCCTATTTTCTTTGTAAGTTTGTTCCAGTTAAAAGCTCTCACGCGCATCTCGCCGCGTCGGCACCAGAGCACCCACGGTTGCGGGTGTGGCGCCACACGCATGAAGCGACCAAAAGCGTCTGCGCCGTCAGACACAGCAGCCAGCTCGACCAGCCAAGCGTTGAGCGGAGCGTTGTCATTTATAGCGATCTCCCGCCGCTCGGCGTCCCAAGACACTTGGCGCGCCAGCATGAAGGCGTCCGGCGACGAGTAGACCACACCGGCTGACAGGTGCCAGCCGAGGGCTTCCGTAAAGGTCTCGGTCGCTATGTGTTCTTCGTGCCATTGTTTTGCGCGTTGCCATGGGAGCATTAGAATTTCACGCAATAGAGCAGCGCGATGTTTTTGGGCCGAGTTTCGGTGTCGCCGGTGCTGGAGGTTAAGCCAACGTCTGAAGCGCTGGCGTTGCCCGCTACCGTGTATTTGAATGCGTCCGTGCCTATTTGTCCTTGTGTTGCTGGATAGTTGGCCGCCGACAGGGCCGTTGTTGAGTTGCCGGACTTAAAGGCAAAGTGCTGGTGTGCCTTAAGGGCGTCCGCCTGCTTTGCCCCAAACGTCCCTGCCGCTGTGCCGTCGCCGTTGGTGCCACTGCCGCGCACGAAATAGCCACGCAGGTCGGGCAACGCAAAAGTCGTGCTGCCGTCGCCTACGCCGTAGGTCGTGCCGATGGCGGTAAAGAGCGCAGCGTAGGTCGTTCGGTTGACATTGCTGCCATTTGCCGCCAGCCAGCCAGCGGGGGCGCTATTCATGGCAAAGGCTTGCACGGCGCCAGCGGGCAAGAGCGCCTGCTGCACTGCGGTGACGAGCTTGGCGAGTGTTACACTGTCGTTCGCCAGCTTGCTTCCTTCAATGCCAGCCGATGCGCTTACGTCAGCATTGACGATACCGCTGACCGAGATGGTCGGCGTAGAAAGCTCGTTTAGCTTTTCCGGCGTGACGGTCTCGCCTGAAACGAATACGCGGATAGGGGTAGTTGTTAGGGTTGCCATAATTTATTAAGCTGCGTTTCTGGTGTCTGTCGGCGGCAGGCTCTTGGGCGATGCCTCAATGCTGGCCGAGCGGATCTCTGGTCGGCCGTTGGTTGCCTCGTAAATTATCTCGGCGGCGTGCGCCTTGTAGCGCACCGGCGCTTTCATGTTGTAGTCCTCCGAGACGCCGGTGCTGTTGGTCAGCGTGCCGATGGCCGTCTCGGTGTCGGGGTTGATAGTGGAGATGGTGCTGGTCACGCTGCTGCCGCTAGGCAGAACCACATCGGCGATGACGCGGAGGAACCGTTTGCTATGCATGTCGCCGAAGTCGTAGCGGCGAGTGCGAATTCTGGCCGTAACCGGCGAGACAACATTGACTGTGGCGTCGGGGCTGTCGTCGCCGTCCTCCCGCTGGTTGAGCAGCATGAGGTATCCGGCGCGGTTGGTAATCATAATACGCCGCTCACCGGCCACATTGCCGACCAAGAAGTTGTTCACGCCGAAACCATAGATGTCCTCCGTTTCCCACTGTTCGTTGAGCTGGCTGTAGATAAACACGCCGTTGTTGCTGTCAGTTGAGGCGGCCAGCGGCACGGCGATGTAGTAGCGGTTGTCCTGATACACGGCGACCGAGTCCTCGATGAGATCGGTGTTGAGCGTTTGAAACTTGTCGGCGATAGGGTCGCTGAGAGGCTTGGTGTCGCCGCGTAGCTTGAGATCCAGCCGCGCATCGAGGCGATAGACGCCGCTATCGGAGAGAAAGTAGACAAAGTTTCCGGCCGTCGCGATGGTCCGCCGCGCCGAGCAGCCGATCTCGTCGGTGAGAACATCGAGGCGGGCAACAAGGCTGTCGCCATTGGTGCCGTCGTAGCTCTGGTTGAGCGTGGCCAGCCAGATCGACTTGCGGCAGAAGATGAGCACACTGCCATCGACCCATGGGTGGATGGCCACGATAAAGTCGTTGCCGCCCTTGCCCACGCGGAATGACTGCCAGAACGGATCGTAGAGGTCGGGGCTGAGAATATCGGAAATCATCACGCCTTGGCGTCCGTCCGGCAGGATCAGCCGGTTGTTGATGTAGGTTGCGTAAGGCACTGAGCGCATTTTCTTGTAAGTCGGGCCTTCAGCGGGCACACCGGCCGGAGCGCGGACAAAGTTGTTGGCCGGATCACCGTCCCAATAAAGCGGCGGCTTGACCCTGCGGACCTGCGTGTTGGCACCAGCCTCGCTTGCGGTGGGGTCGGGCACATCAATGGTAAAGCGGTCAGCGTCGATCACCGAGGCGATGTCGTATTCGTGCCCCGCAAAAGCTGCCGCCGCACCGCCCTCGATGCGGACGCGGGCGCCCTGCTCGTAGCCGTGAGCGTCCACATGGACGGTCGCCACTGCGCCCGACACCACAATACCCTCGCCGCTGGTGAAATTGGTGCCCCATCCAGACTGATTGCGGTCGGCCTCGCGGAAGAGGTAGAGGCGATTGTAAGCCTGCAACATAGAAACCTTGTCGGTCGGCTCAATGATCTCGTCTGGCGCGGCAGGCAGGCTGATTTCGGAAGGCACGGCGATGACCAGCAGCTCGTCATTGGTGTTTGTGACGAGGTTTTCTGTGGAGGTGACAGCCAGCACGGCTGCCGCACCGGCCGAGGTGATGTCGAGTGCGCTGTCGGTGATGTAAGCAAAGACGCTGTCAGGCCCAGCCAGCAGCACCGCTTCGGTGCCAATATTCTCCTCCGGTAGAAGCATGAGGGCCGAGGCAAATATGCCGCCGCTGTAGACAGAGCGGGCAATCGGCTCGTTTGGTGCGGGCGCCAAGATAAACGGCACCGTTAGCGGCGTCCCGCCTACCGAAATGTCGCCAGCCAACCGCTTCGCGCCTTTGCGTGTCTGCGCCACACCGCGATCAAGGCGCATGTTCACCGAGTCCTGCAACATGCCAGCAGGCAGCGTCAGCGGGTTAATGCGTGAGGCGAAGCCGAGGAACCCTCGGTCGCCGTCACGCTGCACTGGACTTTCTAATGCCATTAAGCGGTGACAGCCTTAATGACGGCGAAGTTGATGACCGGCGCGTCAACCGCCGTGCCGCTAATGGTGCGGAAGTTGATATTGAAAGAACCTGCGGCAACGGCCGTCACGACGAACTCGTAGGGATTGGTGCCGCTGCGCTGGTTCAAGATGACAACGTCGTTAATGGCCACCGTGGAGTTGTTGACCGTAAAGGTCGCCGCCGTTGTCGATCCCGCTGCGCTGAACATCGTGATGCTGCCGCAAACATCATCTATCTGAACCGCCGTGGTCCTGCTTGTCGCTTGCGTCACCGTCCCGCCTGCGCCTGTCGCATAGCCGATGCCAGCGGTTCCGCTGCTGGTCACAGCTCCGGTTGCGGCAACAGATGCTGCGGTGACAGCGCCGGTGCTGGCCAAAGAAGCAACTCCGGCGGCTCCGGCCGTGATCGCGCCACATGTCAATGCACCAGAAGTAAGATTTAGCGGCGTGTCACCAGCGCCAGACGCAACGAGGCCAATCTCTTGCAGGCTGTCAAGCAGGTCAGCGGTCAGCGCCGGTTGGTCAACAGGAGCGGCATTCCAGAATCCGAGAAGTTGATTTGCGTTCGTTCCGATGCGCGTAGCGACCGTGCTACTCAGGGCGTTGTTTTGCCCAGAGCGGAAGCAGTCACCCTTGAGCTGTCCGGCCGTGACTTTTTTGGTCACGCCGCTGTCGTCAATGACGAGGTTGTCGCTGTCGTCCGGTGTGGCGCCGAGCGCGGTTAGTTGTCCGATTGTTTTGGCCATAAGATTAGGAGTTGTTGACTAAGACGTAGCTGAGAGTTTTGGCGTTGTTGCGTTTCATCTCGGACTCAGTGAGAGAAATCAGACCTGACCAGCACGGTTCTGGGACCGTAGTGCAGCCCTCCGAGCTAGTAGACCTTTGCGAGCCGCGGTGGATGTTTATTCCGAACCAGCCGGTCTCTTCCTTCCCGCCGTCGCGGACGACTGTGACCGGATCGCCCTGCACCAGAGCGCGGTAAGGGTTGCCGCTCCGAATGCCATGAAGTCCGAGCTTGTAGGTCCAGACACCGGCCTTGAGGCTGGCGTAGCCCTTGTTGATCTTTGGGTTTTTGCCATAGCGGCTGGGATCGACATTGGCATTGAAGGTGGCGTAGACATCTCCTCCGCTGGACACAAGAATTAGGGCATCGTCATAAAGTCCGCGGTCGTTGAATTTTGTCGGCCCCATCTTGCTGTAGTATCCGCGCACGCCAACAAGGCAGACCGGATCGACAACCTTGTGCTTTTTCAAAAGCTCCAAGGTTGCTTCCTTCTTCTGCTTGGGGCGAGCGTTCGGGATCATTACTTGCGAAGTTCAGCAGCCGCTTGTGCAACGGTCACAGGGCCGACGAAGCCGTCGAGCTTGAGCTGCGTGCCTTGGTTGTAGGCGTTGAGCAGCTTTTGGATTTGCACGCCGTAGGCTTTGAGAATGTCTGCGGGGAGCTTGGTGACGGCGATGTCGAGGATGCCCCAGATGATGCCGGTGAGGACGGCTTCGTTGAGGCCCAAGGCGCGGACATCAAGGCCGGTCTTGCTGGCGATATAAGTGAGCGCAGCAGCGGCGGCGCCGGTGACGAGCTTTTGTAATAGCGGGCCGCCGCGACTAAGCAGCAGGCGGACG